ATACCTCGAACTATATTGTTCATTATATGTAAGGATGTTATCACTAACGCGACGAAGATCCCATTTGGCACAAAATTTTGCCAATAATATACCAACTTGACTAACATCCTTTGGATTATTAGTAGATTCGCTGATAGTTTCGTTTATCATTTCTTGTACATGATCCGGTTGTGCAGTAAGATCACAAAGTTCAACGTTTCTTTTATAATCGTCTATAACTCTATGTTCTACATCGTTATGATCAGTCCAGCGTTGCAACATGAAATTGTTCCAGTTATATCCTTTTGTATTTTTGTCTTCAAAAGCTTCTAACATTCCAACCTTTTTTGCAGTACCCTTTTTTCGTGCGCCGGGATAAGCAGGGAACACATTATCACTCTTGTCGCCACGTATGCACTTTTCAAATAACAACCAGTTAGGATTAGGTGCAGGCTTTTCTTTTTTAGTTTTTTTATCGATTATAGGCTTGCCTTTATCGTCAAAATATCCTTCGTGTGTAATGGTAGTATTCGTAACACCATTGTATTGTGATACAGTAGGGGATATCAATTGAGCAAAATCACCATCGGTAGAAAGTACAACATGGTTATCATCAGGATGAGCACGAATCCATCCTGCAATAAGATCATCAGCTTCTAAATTAGGATGTCTCAAAACAGTACAGTTTGTCTTTTCGTTTATAAAATCTTTAAACTCATCAAACACTTCCCAGAAGAGTTTTTCTTCTTCTTGTTCCTTTGCAGACATAGCTGCTCTATCTTCTGATCTATTCTTTTTATAAGGTTCGTAATAATCCTTTCGCCAAGATCGACCTTCTAAACAAAAGACCACATGTTTCCCATCAAAATCCTTCCATGCTTTTCTTATAGCATTGAGGGTAATATGAAAACACATACCTATTTTTGTATCTAAATCACCCCTAACAACATGTCGAGCGCGAAAGAATAAGTTGGCGGTATCTACTATAATATAAGTCATGAAATTTCGCTTCTGCCTTTTCTACTACTTGGTACTATTTTAATATATCCTGCATCTCTCGGAGTATCGTTGAGACCTTCTTCTTCTAACATTTGAGTTATCAATGTAACAAACCAAGCGTTGATGATTTCTTCATTTGATTCTCCGTTATAACCGGCATCTACCAATTGCTCAATAAATTCGTTATTCCAGTCAAGTTCAAAAAATCCATTCTTAATGTCGTGTGGATTTACGTGCGTGTCTAAAACAGCTACCCAAGCTTCGCCTTTTTTTGTAGCGGTTTCTTTTTCTTTAGCTAAAGCTTCTCGCCTTATATCTTCCTCTGTCTTTATACCTTTGACTTCTTCACTGCCAAAGATTTTGCGTAACCATTTCATAATTTATCCTTGTATGTATTTTCTAATCCTGTTACAATTTCTTCGAGAGGATTAACAATTTTTTGTTCAATCTGTTGTAACTCTTCTTTTGTAAATTTCTTAGTTTTAATCTCTTCCATTATATGAACAAGTTTGTTAACTAAGTCTTGTGTTGATATTTTCATTTACTTTCCTATTGCTTTGAATACATAAATGCTTTGATACTGGCATCATGTTCCCCATGCGTTTCCGAAGACTTCGACATGGAGCCTTGGGGTATATCTCCAACCTTCTTGCATCGCAATTTCAACGATTCTATCTTTATTGAGATAATATTCTTCACTTCTTCCACCCAGCGGCATAAGGTAGACAGGACAATTAATACCGGCTTTGCGGTAAGCATCAACAGCACGACGAACATCTTCCACATCATCGTCATTAGCGACAACAAACTTAAAATACATGTCGCTATTAGGAACATCAAAGTATTGACGAGCAATATCAGGCTGTATTGCAGCATTCTAAGATTCGCCGCTAACTGTGAGCTTAGGCGAACATGAGAACGTAATTCGTATGTGGTCTTGATATCCGAAGAACTCTTTAAGATTTGATTGAAGATGTTGTGTAGTGTTAGTCTCGAAAGTAACATTTTTTAGATCCTTCATGTTAGGATGGTTAAACAACTCAACATACAATTTTTGCCAACCAAGCAAAGGTTCACCGCCTGTTAAAATAAAATGTATATCTTGTCCATTATCTAAAGACCATTTGCCGGTTGGAGTTAATTTCAATAAATTATCAACTACGTCGTTTACTGTTTCATTTTTCATAAAACGTTTAAATTCAGGATAGATACTAGCATAAGTGTCACATCCTGTGTGTATAATCGGAAGGTCTTCAAATTTTTCATATTGGTCAATACCATTCTCTAGAAGTTGTTCTACTTCTGGATTATATTTTCCAACTTCTTGATCTTTAGGAAGACCAAATTTCTTGCATCGAAAATTGCAACCAAAAGTTCGAAGAAATACACTAGGCACTCCAACAAACTTACCTTCACCTTGTATAGAATAAAATGCTTCGCTATATCTTAATTTCATCTTGGTGCCCACTGTTGTTGTAGTTTGATGTTATCAAAGAATTCTTGCTTTGTGGCAGGATCATGTTTAAATGCACCTTTTAGCACAGTAGTCTGTGTCAAACTAGAATGTGCCATTATGCCTCTGTTTTCGCAACATCCGTGAGTTGCTTGTATGTAAACTCCGACATCATTGCTGCCTGTTGCAGAAATTATTTCTTTTGCAATATCATTACATAATTCTTCTTGTAATGTACCACGTCTTGCACACCATTGTGCAATTCTTGTATATTTGCTGAGTCCTATCAATGTTTCTGCAGCAATAATTCCAATGTAAGCAACACCTGTAACAGGTTGATGGTGATGCGAGCAAACTGATTTAATTTCACTTCGCACCACCAACATTCCTGTATAACCATCTTCGACTTCGTTTGGGAACGAAGTTGCATCTGGCATTGGATAATATCTTCCACGCATTAATTCGTGTATATACATTTTCGCTAGTCTTCTACCTGTGTCCTTGCTATTAGGATCATTTAATCGATCTATAACAAGCGAGTCAAGCACTGCTTCAAATTTTTCTGTGAGCTCGTCAGTTAATTCTTCTAGCTCACCTTCTTGAATATGTTGGCTGATATTATCTCCAGCCCAATATGTATTACCTTCTTTTAAAATTCTATTCTTAATAATATTAGAGATAGTCAATAAATTTCCTTTCCGAGTTATTAAAGACGAGGATGTCTTGTAAGTATATTTTATTATACACTTTATTTAGGTTTTGTCAAGAATTAACCGTCAAACCTACTATCTTTTACTTGTTGTTCAGCCCATGCCTTTTCTTCGGGAGCAACAGTGTTAAATTCAATTACCCGAAATCTTTTCCAAATAGCACCTGCTTCTTTTGCTTCCTGTTCGGAATTGTAAGTAACAACAATTCTATCACCTACAATACCATTTGGATGTTCGGTTGTTACATAAATCCAATCATCATGGCCTTCTTCATCCTTACTAAACGGTATTTGTATTGAATATACTTTCATTATTCAGACTCCCAAGGATAAACTAACCAAACGTTTTCTTCGTTCTTATCAATCTCTTCAAATACATAATTAACAGAACCAAATCCACTTGATATGTTATCGGTCATTACTGCAAAACGAACGTTTCCACCCCATATAGTTCCATCGGTCCATTTACCGTCAAGTGGACAACACGAAGAATTCCAATCTTTTTGTATCCATTCAAAAGTAGCACCTTTATCGTTTATGTCATCTACTATAAGTATTTTTTTTCCATTAAACGCATCTTCTGCCATCCAAAGATTTGATTCAACGTCGTCTGGATTACTTCTAAGGCTAACATTAAGAGTGTGACACGGAATTTGGATAATATGAGACAACATAACTGCGAGTGTAAGTCCACCCCTTGTTATACCAACAATATAATCAGGTTTCCATTCATCTCGTAACATTTGTTTGAGAAAAGTGTTACAAGCATCGTCAACGTCGTTCCAGTCATAATATTGTTTATTTTTCACCTTTGATAATCTCCAATGTTTCGTATTTGTTTTTAATTTCAACATACCGAGTACCTGCTCTTTTAAGTTCGGGGTACTTTTCTTCCATTACAAGATCTCTTTCAACTATTAATAGTCGTTCTTGCAAATTGCGTATAGCTTCATCTACGTTTTCTATATTTGCTGTAGATAGATATGATGAAAAGAGTACATCAGCGTCTATTCTATCACATCTTATATTACCATTAATTCTCACTTCTGGAATAGAATCAAAGTTATTACGAATAGTATCAGATATTTTTGTTCCCGAACTTGCTATTGGATTAATTGTTAATCCCATTATATTTCACCTCTGTCTTTTCTTCCATCGTAATCATCTTTTGACATCATATACAATAATTTAAATTTTTCATATTGAGAAGCTAATGGAGGATAATGTTCACACATTTCTTTTATCTTTTCGAGTGGAGGCATATAATTTTCAAAATCTATTTCCTTTTCATCTATACCTGTTTTTATAGTATAAATGATATCAGATGTGTTTATTTTATTGATCGTCATACTAGGCTGATAGTACATATTAAAATCGGTATAATAATTTAAATCTGTACTTATATTGAAAACCGTGTCATAGTTCTTATCGCTCGAATTCATTTATTACCTCGTAAATTCTATCTCCATTAAAGAATTCTTGCTCTAACATCCTACATTGAATTGCAATTTTAGGAATGTATGTAGAATAATTCTCTATATATTCTTTAATTTGATTTTTAATCAGTTCTTGATTTTCTATATAATTGTCAAAACTAGAAGTCCAAT